GACCAAGGGGCGGTTGACGCGGCGTCGCTTTGCCGAAGGTGGAGAAGTCAAGGACGACGAACCACGGCCCACGGGCATCAGTCGTGTGGTGGACTTCATCGCGCAAAAGCTCCCGCCTGAGGCGTTCCCGACGGCGGGGCGCACGCTGCTGGAGTCGGTGCAGGGCAAGAAGGAGCCGATCACCGAGGGGTCGTTTTCTAAGGACGAGTTGGACGTGCTGCGCCGGCTGGCCACCCAGGACAAGGGCAGCGTCAGCTATGAGGACTATTCACGGCTGGCGCAACAGATGCGCGGCGAGGGGCAAAAGAACGTGGACTCGACGGCGAGTCTGTTCTCGCTGGGCTCGCCCCTTGGCAACGTGCGCAACACGCTGGGGCGGTTCACCTACGCCCGCGATCCGCGAGGCAACGTCGTGATCGTGGACAAGTACGACTTCAACCCTCCTGACCAGAGCCAGACGCAGGAAGCGCGCACGGCGGACTACGGGGTGTTTGGGCCGTACAACCTGATCCGTGAGTATGCGGGCCAGAAGCTGCCGCCTGGCAAGGGGCGCGACGTGCGCATCAACCTTGGCGCGCCGCTCAAGCGGGCCAAGGGCTCGCCCAAGGAGGGTGAGGTGGCAGAGCCTACGCCGCAGGAGTTGGAAGCAGCGCGCCGTCCGGCGTTTGTGACGCCCAAGTCGGGGCTTAACCGGCGGCAGTCGATCACGGCGGGCCAGGCCAACGATGCGATTTTGCAGGGCATCTCGGAGATGCCGTACAACCTGGCGGGGGCGTTCGTGGACCTGCCGACGATGGTGATGCGTCCGTTTGGCTACAGCAATCCGACGCCGTTCCTGGGCTCGGAGTACCTCAAGCAAGGGGCGACGGCGTTGGGCATCCGCCCGGAGCCACCCAAGGAGCCTGCAGCGCGGGCGCTGTATGAGATGGGGCAGGTGGGCAGTTCTCTGGTCAACCCGGCTGCCGTGGCGCGCAAGGTTGGGCCTATGGTGGAAAAGGGCGTCAGGGCGGGAGCCACGGAAGTGGGGCGGCAACTGGACCGCGCAATCATGGACAGTGCAGGCCCCTTGGCCAAAGCCGTTCCGCAAGCGGCCAAACCTTTGTACGCGGTGCGGCCGGAGGGCAGCTCGCTGGTGGTGCGCCAGGACAAAAACCCAAATTGGGTAGGGACGCTGTTGGAAACTGGCGTGAGTGATGCGCGTGCCCAGCTGGCCAACATGCCGCACACGACGGATCGTGCAGCGCTGATGGAAGACTTCTGGAGCAAGAAGGCGGCTAACTACTTCACCAAACAGTTTGGCACGGAGAGCGATCCGGTCTATCGCGGTATTCGCGAGCAGACGATCAAGTCTCCGGCGCTCAAGGATGACTTCCCGGACTACATCCTGGACCAGTTGACGGTGGGCAAGACTCGGGCAAGAGAGGGGGCGAGGCCTGCGGACGATTTTGTTGGTCCTGGAGCGCCGGAGATGCGCTTCTTCCCGAAGTACCCGGCGGCGTTTGACGAGATGCGCAGTCGCTATGACCGAGGCACGAACATCCAGGGGGCGGTTCCTGTGACCAACCCGGCGAACGTGATGAGCCCGGATTTCACGTATTCGCAGACGCGTGAAGGCTTGAACCTGTTGGAAGAATTGCGCAACAAAGAGATCGACAAGATGATTGCGCAGGGCACTCCGGCCAGTCAGGCGACTCCTCTTCTGGAGTTTTTGACACGGTCGGTCAAAGTCCCTGAGACTGTGGTGGGGCCGTATGGCGCAAAATCTCTGCTCACCGATTACGAGGCGGCTACGGGAACGCGCATTGGTGATCCGAAATTCCGTGGGGTGCCGCAGCCTGATGCGCTGCCGCAGAACCTACGCACTGCCATGGAGAAAGGCGAGATCGTCTACAGCTCAGGCACCCCTGAGGCGGCGGTGCGCAAGCTCTTTGACACGAAGAGCATTAATGAGTACCTGGCCACGGTCCCCGAGCGAGAGCTCAAGAACCTGCGCTTTGAGGACGCGGTTCGAGGCGGGGCCAAAATCTCTGCCAAGCGCCTGGAGCGCGAGACCTTGGCGGCAGACATCCGCGCGGGCAAGCGAGTGCCGGACAAGTTCTTCAGCGAAGGCGTGAGCGAGCCGCTGCTGCAGTTCAAGGAAGGCCCGCTGGCAGGCTTTGCGTGGAAGCGCATCAAGGACGCGGACGCGACGGTGCCCGAAGGGGCCTATGTCGGCCACTCTGTTGGCGGCTATGCCAAGGGCGGAGCGTATGGCCCGGAGATGCATAAGCAGTTCGTCGGAGGCGAGATGCAGGTCTTTACCCTGCGCGATAATCGCAACCGTCCGGTCACGACGATTGAAGTAGACATGATGGGCAATGGCCCTCGCGTCAAGCAGATCAAGGGCAATGGTCGTGCAACTGGGAACACGGCCCCGGAGAAGTACGACGCGGCGGTACTGGACTTCTTCCAGAACTATCTCAAGCCCACGCAGATCAGCGAAAGTGATCAGTACCTCACACCGCTGTTGCAGTCGTACAAACGAGAGCTTAAACATGGGCCAATCCCGCCCGAGCTGCGAGAAGAGCTCGGGCTGGATTAACACAGAATTAATGAGGACAGAAGATGCCAATCGACAAAGCACTCAACCAGGCCCCGACTCTTGAGGTGGTGATAGGCGAAGCACAGCCTGAGGCGGACATTGAAATCGTCATTGACGAGGATGGTGGGGCGACGGTTGAGATTGGCGAGCAAGAAGCCAGTGAAGTGGGCTTCTACGACAACCTGGCCGAGGTCATTGACCCGGATGTCTTGGCCAGAATCTCCATTGACGTGTCGGCGATGTTCGAGGCGGACAAGGGTTCGCGCTCTGACTGGGAGAACCAGTTCGCCAAGGGCCTGGACCTTTTGGGCTTGCGCACTGAAGAGCGCACCAAACCCTTCCGGGGCGCGGCGGGTGTGGCCCATCCGATGCTGATGGAGGCCATCATCCAGTTCCAGGCGCAGGCTTTGAAGGAGCTGATGCCCGCTGGGGGCCCTGTTCGCACGCAGATCATGGGCAAGGAGACGGTGGAGAAGTACCAGCAGGCCTCGCGCGTGCAGGACTTCATGAACTACCAGATCACAACGGTGATGGAGGAGTACACACCGGAGTTCGATCAGCAGCTTTTCTACACTGGCTATGGTGGTTCGACCTTCAAGAAGGTCTACTACGACTACCAACTGGGTCGGATGGTGTCAAAACTGTGCCTGGCCGATGACGTGTACATCCCGTACAACGGCTCAAGCGTCGTTTCGCAGTGTCCGCGCCTGACTCATCGCATCCCGATGGACGCAAATGAGTACAAAAAGCGCGTTTTGGCCGGCGAATACCTTGATTACGACGTTCAGACCATGGCCACGCCGTCTGATCCGAGCCCAATCCAGGCTGCGGTGGACAAAGCGGTGGGTGTGCAGCCCACGGATGACGTTGGCGAGGTGTTTTTGCTTGAACAACTGGTCGATTTGGACCTGCCGGGCTTCGAAGACTGCGACGAAGAGGGCAATCCGACCGGAATCAAGCGCCCCTACGTGGTTACGCTGGCCGAAGACAGCCTGAGAGTCGTTGGCGTTCGCAGAAACTGGCAAAAAGGCGACGAAAAATGCAGTCGCCGCAACTATTTCGTCCACTACGTGCTGGTCGAGGGCCCTGGATCGTATGGTTTGGGCTTTGTGCACCTGATTGGTGGCCTGACCAAGGCGGCAACGAGCGCTTTGCGCCAGCTGATCGACGCTGGCACGCTGGCGAACCTGCCTGCGGGCTTCAAGGCCAAGGGCGCGCGGATCGCGGACGACTCTGACCCGATCCAGCCGGGCGAATGGCGTGATATTGACGCGGGAGGCGCGGAGCTTTCTTCGTCGCTCATGCCGCTGCCGTACAAAGAGCCCAGCCAGGTGCTGATGGGGCTGCTGGGCTTCTTGGTGGAGGCCGGCAAGCGCCTGTCTAGCACGGCCGACATGCAGGTGGGGGACGGCAACCAGTACGCGCAGGTGGGAACGACGCTGGCGCTGCTGGAGCGTGGCTCGATGGTCATGTCCAGCATCCACAAGCGCTTGCACTATGCGCAGACGCTGGAGTTTCGACTGCTGTTTGAGGGCTTTGGCCAGTACTTGCCCGATGAGTATCCGTATGACGTGCCTGGTGCGACGCGTCGGATCAAGAAGGCGGACTTTAGCCGCATGGTGTCGGTGCAGCCGGTGGCTGACCCCAACATCTTCAGCACTGCGCAGCGCATTCAGCTGGCCCAGATGCAGCTGCAGCTTGCGCAGAGTGCGCCGCAGATGCACAACATGTACGAGGCCTACTACCGCATGTATGCGGCCTTGAACATCCGTGACATCGACGGGATTTTGCTGCCGCAGAACACGAACATGCCGCGCGATCCGGCGTCCGAGAACAGTGATGTCTTGAACGGCATGAAGCTCAAGGCTTTTGCTGGCCAGCAGCATGATGCGCACATTGCAGCGCACTTGATGATGGGCTTGTCGCCGCTGTTGCAGTCGCAGCCCATGGCGGCGATGGAATTGCAAAAGCACGTCCTGGAGCACATCCGCTTGAAGGCCGAGGAGGACGTTGAGGCTGAGCTGTTCCAGCAGTACGGCGTTGATCCTGACCGCTTGGTGTCTGCCATCCAGAAGGAGGGCATGGTGGCCTTGCGCGTGGCGCAGTACATGCAGGAGATGCGTGGCATGCAGGACCAGTTGTCTGGTGGCGGCGGCGAGGACCCGCTGATCGTGCTCAAGCAAAAGGAAATCGAGCAGCGTGCGGCGGCCGACCAGGCGCGTATCCAGGTGGACAACAAGAAGTTGGCCTTGGACCAGCAAAAGCAGGCGGAGACCGCCCAGATCAACCGCCAGAAGCTACAGCTGATGGCCAGCAAGCAGAATCAACCACGAGGAGTTCAAAATGCCGCTTAAAAAGGGTTCTAGCCAGAAGACCATCAGCTCCAACATTGGGGAGATGGTGCGGTCGTTCAAAGAGACGGGCAAGCTGGGCACCAGTAAGCCCAAGAGCAAGACGGCGGCTGTGAAGCAGGCGGCGGCCATTGCGTATGAGACGGCTGGCAAGGCCAAGAAGATGGCCAAGGGTGGCGATGTGATCAAGAAGGCCAGTGGCGTGCAGGGCCCGGCGATGGTTGTCAAGAAAAAAGATGGCAACCGTCCAGTAAAGATATACTGAGATGTCAGTGACCGCTTTCAGCTGGTGCGGTAAACCAGCTGCTTTTCATGGAAATGACCATGCTTGAATTTGCAGAAGCAGTTCTTAGGGAAATCAGAAAACTTCAGCAGCAGTCGGAGCAGATTGTGCTCAATGGCACGATCGCCGACATGGAGCGTTATCGCTTCATGATGGGCCGCCTTGAAGGGTTGAAGATGGTCGAGGATTCCGTGAAAAGTCTCTTGAGGAAAGTCACGGACGACGACGATTTAACCAACTGAAAGGAGCCCCGTGGAAACTACTGAAGTACCTAGCATCAACATGACTGCCCTGGAGCGCAAATGGGCCGAGGAAGCCGCGAACAAGCGTCCTGCCTTGGAAGATGCGTATAGCGACAGTGGGTTTGACCCGCAAAAGCTCGACCAGGCCGTCATCGACACCATCCCCAAACCTACTGGGTGGCGCATTGCCATCCTGCCTTATCGCGGCGCTGAGAAGACCAAGGGCGGCATCGTCCTGGCCGAGGAGACGCAGCGCAAGACGCAGCTTGCCACCGTGTGTGGTTACGTCTTGAAGGTCGGGGACCTAGCCTACGCCGATGCGAACAAGTTCTTCACCGGTCCGTGGTGCAAGGAGGGGGATTGGATTGTGTTTGGCCGCTACGCTGGGGCCCGCATTCCGATTGATGGCGGGGAGATTCGCCTTTTGAACGACGACGAGGTCTTGGCGGTGCTCAACGACCCCAACGACATTCTGCACATGTAAAGGAAAAGCAATGGCAAACGAACAGCTTGAATTTAAGATTGGAGAGGGCGAGGAGCCCGCTACCGTGTCTTTGGGGGAAGATGGGACGGCCGAGGTGCTGGACAAGCCTCAACCCCCTGTTGTCGAGACGACGCAGCCCGCTGAAGAAGGCGCTGGCACGGAGATCGACAGCTACAGCGACAACGTCAAGAAGCGCATTGACAAGCTCACGGCCCGCCTGCGCGAGACGCAGCGCCGCGAGCAGGCGGCAATTGAGTACGCCCGCAGCGTCCAGATGCGCGCCCAGCAGCTTGAGCAGCAGGTGATGCACACCGATGGCCAGCGCCTTGGAGAAACCAAAGGCCGCATCGAGACCCAGGCCGTAGCACTTAAGCAGATCATCCGCAAGGCCCGTGAAGAGGGTGACGTGGACACCGAGACCGAGGCGATGCAGCGCCTGGCTGTGCTCAGCAATGAGCAGGTCAAGCTGGCGGCCGACGAGGCTCAGCGGGAGGCCATGCTGGCACAGCAGCAACAGCAGCAGCCGGCCCAGCAGATGAACATGCAGCCCCAGTATCAGCAGCAGTTTGCCCAGCAGCAGGTGCCGCAGCAGCCTGCTCAGGTGGACCCTCGGGCCGAGGAATGGGCGGAGCAGAATCCCTGGTATGGCCGGGATACGGTCATGACCCATGCCGCTTGGGGCATTCATCGCCAACTTCTTCAAGGCGAGGGGTTTGACCCCAACAGCGATGAGTATTATGATGA